CTTCGCAACTCATGTCAGAATCACGAAGACAGACTTCTAGTAATAGAAAGAGACTTTGTGCCAAGTTGCGTTGTAACAATCTGGCAACAAAATCCGTTCCTAAACGGATGGAGTACCACCTCGCCCTTCAAGGCAAAGAGTACTCCCTTAGGGACAGTGTGTCCCATTGCTTCTCCTTAATCAGAAAAGCAGTGGGGTGGGCCGCCTTAGAGGTTAACACCTTCAAGACGGATACACATTGTCTGGCCTCGTACAAATCATGGATGACGTTCTATCAAACATGGTTTGCGACTCAACAACAGCCGAGTCCGAGGCCACGCGTGCGGAAATTGCTCACCACACGCGCCTCGATCGAGCTGAACGCCAAATTATCAACTTGGTGTTCAGGGAGGACAAAGAAGCGAAAGACCCACGGTGTTCGGAGTCTTGATGCCATTATTTCATCGATGGCACAAGCAAAACGGGCATTTGCCCCGTTGGGACCTGAATTCATTCAGGCCTCTTTGGAGAAACACTCTATCTTGCTTTCTTCTGTCGCTTCTACCGATAGCGGACTGAAGGAGGAGATCCAAGATTACATCAAGGATCTCTTCCCTCAAAACTGGGCCCAAAGGTGGAATGATCAGGAAACCCTCGAGAGAGGACTTACCAATCGTTCAATCTCCAATGGACTTACAGTCCGCTATCCGGACCCGCGAGAGGACTACATTCCAAGTAGTACTCTGGTGAAAACAGGTCCGGGTAAAGCCCATGTCATCGGGCGATACCATGATAGGTACGCAGAGTGGTACCGAGACTGTGATGATTTCAATGTAAAAGCAGTCGGTGTGCAAGACGCTGGTAAGATCCGCGTCATAACGAAAAGTATTAAGGAGTTGAAGGTTTTGCAACCCCTTCAATACGCTTTGCACACTCACCTCAAGAGCCACTTCCCTTTGATGGGCAGGACACTTGAATTGGCCGACCTTCAAGAAGTAGTTGATGATATGAGACCGGATGAAGAACCGGTTTCTGTCGACTATGAAGGCGCGACTGACAGTCTCCACGGAGACTTTCAGAAGGAACTCATCGAAACGATAATAGATCGTTCGGGTTCATGGCGCCTGCAGGCCTTGAGAGAGATCGCCGGACGCGAGCTCTCCTTGGGGAGGGTGATAGAATACCCAGATCGGTCGATAAGACAGAGAAGAGGAACACTGATGGGTTCACTCCTCTCATTCCCATTGCTCTGTGCCCTTAACTCCTTTGTATTGAGGAGGGCGGGATGTCGTAAGGTCATCGTTAACGGTGATGACGGGTTTACAACAATGAGCAAGTCAATGTACAACGATTGGCTATCCGCTTGTAAAGGGGTTGGTTTGGTGGTTAATAATGACAAGACCTACAGGTCCCGTAATTATGTAACCATCAACTCCCGATACTTCAGGATCAGCAGGACTAATGAGGTCCACGAGATCCCAGTTGTTGTACAGGGCTTCTTCCAGTCTATCCTGGATGGAAGGAATTTTGACTCAATCCACCAAAGGTACCGACGAATAGATCTTTTTAAGTCCTATTCTAAGTACCGACCATCAGATCTCCGTCCTTTAGGAATCCCTCGTTGTCTGGGGGGATTGGGCGGAGACATCTCAACTGCAGTAGAACCTCGTGAACCGAGCGCTAAGGATTGGCGTTCGGCCCTTGGCCATTGGCTTCTCATGAAACCATTGGACCTCCTTCAACGTGATCGAAGGGGGGTTACGGATGTTGACGGGACGTTTTACGATAACGTTGCATCCCGACTGCAGACCTGGTCGCTCTTGGAGGAAGGGTTTTTGGAAGAACCCTTACGACCGATTCCCTGCCGAAATCTGAGAAGATTAGGCACCGATGAGGCGATAATGAAAAGAGTGATGAGGGAGATGAGTCCCAGGTTCGGGACCCGGAGGTGATGTTGTCTGTTAGGACATACATCTGGGGGTGCAGGGATACAGATATGTACACATACCTGCAAGTGACGGCGTAATTCACCGGCGGCCTCCTCCCACCTGACGTGGGCTATGTTCTAGGTTGGTTCACATGAACCCTTCCTAAAAAGAAGGATCCTCGCTTCACGAGGAACTAGGGTTACGCTTCTTTCC